ACCTCATATGGTTTTGTAGTACCTGAAAATTTAAATCCAAATATAGCTAAAAATATTAATAGTCTTCAATCAACTATACAATCCCAGATACTAAACTACTAATCTATATATTTATAAACATAAAAGAAACGATAAAAAATGGCTTACTTAAATAGCACATCGGTGGTGATTGACGCCATCTTAACAAAAAAAGGTAGAGAGTTGCTTGCAAGAAATAACGGCAGCTTTCAGATAACTCAATTTAGTCTTGCAGATGATGAAATTGACTATAGCCTTTATAATCCATATCATCCGTCTGGTTCTGCTTTTTATGGAGAAGCAATACAAGCAATGCCAGTAATTCAAGCTTATCCAGAAGACCAGGAGATCATGAAGTATAAGCTTTTAACATTACCTAGAGGAACTGGAGCAATCCCAGTGATAAGCTCAGTGCCTACTAATGTTAAACTTGTCATGGGTCAACCTCTTACAATTACTCCATCTACTGCAAATTACATTGGATCTAGTAATCCCTATGAAACTTCTGGATATCAATTTACTATTGGCGATGTGAGAACTATGTCAAGCTTTACCGCAACTGGAATAAATACTGCAGAAGCTACTCAACTAAATAATACAGTAACTATTGGAACAAATGTATCAAAGACTGTAATAGGTATTACACTAAACATGACTGCTACTACGATAAAATCACTTTTTGGATCAAGCACTTCCTCAACCATCTCTACTATAATAACTATAGTTGGTAGAGACTCAGGAGCAAGATTAACAGTACCAGTAACAATAACTCAAAGCTAAAAATATAAAATAAAACATGTCGTTTACAACATTAGCATCAACAGACTTCGTAATAAGCTCAGATTCAGTAGTAGCTCCAGCATGGACTTCTGGATTACCTACTCTGACTAATTCGAGTATGATTACGTCATCAACTGCAGCATCGCCAGCACCTCAATTTTATTTGGATGTATATGATAGTGCTTTAACTGGATCTACAGCTCAAATACAATTCTCTATAGCATATGGAAATATCTACGGATCAGGATCTAAACTGTACAATACACTTGTTCCAGGTATGAGTCCATCGAGAACTACATATGGTCAATATAGAAATCTTGTATATGCAGATGAAACTCAGCTTTTCAATTTTGGAACTGGAAATACCTCATCTCCTGATATTTTTGCAATTAACATAAATAGAAATTGCTATAAAGAAAGTCTATTTCCTGGTACTCTTAAATTAACTTTAGTATCTGGAAGTAGTACAATAACTTTGACTGATGATAGCGTATATACAACCAATAATAATCTAACTATTAAATATGGTGATTGTGGTCGTATCTTTAACATTATTTCAGGATCATATGGTCTTCCTACAACATCAGCAATTAGCGGCGCTGCAGCAGGATATACTCCATCAGGATCTTATGGATTCTTTTTACCAGATATAGGCACAATTATACTTAATCCAAGAGCATTAGCATTGCCTGCTGCTTCTGGTGGTATAAATTTAGGAGTTGATACGAGTTCTAATCCAGCATTACCATCATCTTCATTGAGTAATAATTATATGTACTCTGCTATATATAATGGAAATTGCTTTCAATTAAATTCACAAGAGACTGTATCAGCAAATTATGTATTTGTAAGAGTTGGAAACCAAGATTATAACTACTCAAATAATCCATCTTTCTTATCAGGTTCTAGTGGACAATTGATATATGCAACTTTAGTAAATAGTCCTCAGACATACCCAACAACAGTAGGTCTTTATAATAACAATGGAGATCTTTTAGCTGTTGCAAAGATGAGTAAACCAATGATGAAAGATTTTACGCATGAAATGTTGTTGCGTGTCAAGCTTGATTGGTAAAATAAATATAGTTACGAAATAAAAAAATATTAAATGGGTCGTTCGACAAACACTCTCAAGGCTTCTGATGTCACAGTTACTCCTATAAAAACAAAGTATTCACAATCTTTTTATATAGGAGATCTTCCTGGCGCAAATATAAACTACTATGTTGGTCAAAATGGTTCATTATCAAAAGATGGAAGTTATGGTCCAGGATTTTTAACTTATAGATCTGCTTTACAATTATACTACGCAAGCTGGGTTTCAGGATCTCAACTAGGAACTGGTAGCTCGTGGGATAATTCTTTACAATCAACTGCAGCTTCTGGAACTTTTGATGATGATTATAGATATTTTCCAACAGGATCATCAGACCAAATTATAGTATACTCAATACCAAGAGAGATTTATGGAGAACAAATATCAAGAGGCACGTTTAGAATGCAGTCAGTAGATGCTGGATCTCATTACAATGTTATTGATGATGGAAATGGAAACCTTATAGATACAGTCAATGCAAATGCTCATGTAGGTAATATCCTATATGCTCAAGGAATGATCATAGTTACAAATCCAAGCTATCTAACATCTTTTGTTACTAGCATAGATACAACTGTTACTTTTAGATTAGTAAGTAATGCCTTTGAGTATATTCAAGCCTATGCTGTATCATTAGACTCATTATCGCCACCGTATACCCAATTAATAACAAATGGATCAAGTTTTTTTCCAAATCTAAATATAACAGGATCTACTCAAATATCATGTTCTTATTATGGATTATATAGAATAAGCACTACATTTCAAAGTACATATCAACCTAATTATAATACTGGTCTTTATGGATGTGATGTGACAATGTCAGATTCTTCTGGAAATCAAAGTCATTATCTATTAATGCAAGGATCCACAACATATAATTCCAATAACGTTACTAGTCCAACTATTGCAGGAGCTTCGTGGGGATCTAATGCAACATCTCCAAGCGCAATAAACTATACTGTAATACCTTCAAATGTTCCAATAAGTAGTAGTAATACATACCTAGATATATACTCCAATGGAATTACAACGTGGTCAATGGGAACTATATCAATTGTGAGTTCTACGGGTACTCCTATATTTTCAATCCTAGGCCCTGCCACAGCACCAGCAAATAATCATAATGTATTTAGCTCAAGCTATGATTTAAATGCGCCTTATAAATTACTAGCATCTAATATTGGTGGAACTTCATCTAATCCATCAATGTCTATAAGTATAATGGATTTAAGCAGTAGTCTAGCAGAAACATATGTAATTGCATCTGGAAGTAGTATTATTTTAGGAAATCCAATAAACTCTCATGGTTGGGGAAAACGAACAGATCTGCCTAGCTATATTTCAATAAGATTAAACTCAATATCAACACCTTCATATGCAGATTCCTTTGCTTTTAATACATCTGCTATACAATATTTAGCTTATCCGCCATATCCAACATCAATAAATCTACAATGTACTTCTGTAAATTCTTCTGGAGTACCTACAACAAATGCTAATAAATCAATAAATTTTAATAAGATCACAATAATGCCATATACCTATGATGTGGTTGAGACTATGAATATAAAAGTAAGTGGAGTAACTGAATTAGTAGTGCAGTTTCAGTATGCTTATAGAGATTCTCCATTTAAATATAGAGATTCTGCTGGAGTTTATCATAATGGTAATTTTGTAGCAGGAAATATAAACTTCTAACACATGCCATCATATTATCCATATACAATGTCTTTTCAAGCTGAATCTACAATATATCAGACTGAGGTAAGATGTCATGTAAATGAAAATGATTTTAATTATAGCACAAATCCATCTTGTGTTGCTACAGCGTCGCTAGGATCTCTTAATGCAAATGTAACTGGATCAGATTTTACTCCATTTGCAACCACAATGGGATTATATAATGCTCAGAATGAACTATTAGCGGTAGGAAAATTTGGAACACCATATCCAATACCAAAAAATACAGATGTCACTTTCGTTATTAAGTGGGATTCATAAAAATATACACAATGAATTGGTTATTACAAGGAAAAGAAATCACAGATGTACAGCAATTTGGACTAGGTGCCACAGGATTCGTGTATAAAATCACAAATAAAGAAACTGGTAAATTCTATATAGGAAAAAAGATCCTTGAGAATAAAACTAAAAAGCTGCTTACAAAGAAAGAACAGTCAGAGTGGGACAAACCAGGCCGTATTCCAAAGAAAAAGCTTGTTGTAAAAGAAAGTAATTGGGCTGACTATTATGGAAGTTCAAAGCCACTACTTGAAGATCTTAAAAGTGGAAAAGAAAAGTTTACTCGTGAAATACTTAGGGTTTGTTTTTCAAAGAAAGAACTGTCATATTATGAAGTATTTTATCAATTTGAATATAAAGTTTTGCATGTAGACAGCTATAATGAAAATGTAATGGGTAAATTCTATCGGAAAGATACCCTGGGAGCTCAAGAATCAATTTAAATCTGTCCTTTAATAGTAAACATGGGTATATAAAAAAAGAGCCCTAAAAGAGCTCTATTTTATATTATATTTTTATTATATTAGTAAAGATCTGCATCTTCATCATCTCCGTAAAGTAGATCATGAATGTCCTTAGTAGGATTCAAACCCTTTACCGCCTTTGCTCCTTTTTTAGCCTGCTTCATTGCTAGCTTTGCAATCTTCTCATCTTCATCTTCTTCAGGTTCAGATATTTTTGCTTTCATAACCTTATCAGTTATCAGCTCTTTCACTTCGTCTGGGATCATTTTCCAGCCCATATAAGCATAATCAGCAAGACCTTCTTCTGAAAAATCTTCTGAGTCTAAAATCGCCTCTTTTTCTTCCATTGGTATCATATCCCATTTGCTAGAAATATCTTCACCAACACCCTCTTCCATTTCTTGATCTTCATTCATAGAACTTGAAAGAATATCTTCTATGCTCTCTGTCTCAGGATCATTTTCTTCTGAATGTATATATGTTGCACCCATTTTTTTAGCAGCCTTTGCAATCATCTTCCAGAATTTATCAATATCTTCACCAGTACGTTCTATAACTCTAGCAGTTTTACCGTTAAATTCAATTGTAGCTTCATGTTCACCAGAAGGTGATACATATACTTCTGCTGTTGTTGCTGTATCAAAATCTTCATCCATTTCTTCTCTCATGATACCATTAATAGCTTGAAGATCCATCATTCCCATGAGTCCTTCATTTAGTCCTGTCTTTGATTTAGGTTTTGAAGATTTGAAAGTTACCTTCTCTGCTCCTTTAGCGCCTGTATAAGGACCTTGCTTTTGTTCACGCATCCATCCTTGTAAATCGAAATTATCTTCTGCCATATTTGTGTTTTTGTTATAAATATACAATAATTATACTTCGCTTGATAAAATAACATCTGTATTTACCATTTCAAACTCAATATCTTCTATTTTTTTGCAAAAGAAAAACTTTGCTTCATTTTTTAGAGCAATATCTGCATTTAAATATTCTTTCCATGCATTAAAAAGCTCTTGTTTTAGAAGTCGTTCATCATCATAAAAATATTCAACTCCAAAAATATCAAGTACTTCGTAAAGATCTTCTTTTTGTCTTAATAATTTTTTATGCGCTGAGATCATTATTGATTTTGCTTATGAAGTGATTTAAATCGACATAGTGTATTTTACCGTTTTCTAATTCAACAGTATAAACATCTTCATATTCATCTTGGTGTAAAGCACTTCTAATTTCTTTTATGACACCTATTTTTACAGTGCCTTTGGGTGTTGAGAAGATTATTGTATCTCCCATATTGTATTTAGTCATATGTTGTGGATTTTTTACTCAAAATTTGGATTATCGATTATTAAATCATAGTTTGTAAAACCGCTAAAATCTACCCTATCTGCTTCAATACGTCTATCAACCGAATCAGCATCAGATCTTAAGCATAATCTTTGACGTCTAATATCTTCTGGGATATCAAAATAAACTACCAAAGAAGACTTTCTATCCTCCTCTGACATGTGAACTAGTCCTGATGGTGTCATGATAAATGTACACTCGCTTTTTTTCATTTGAGCATTTGAAGTACCATATTGCCATCCATTAAAAGAGACATGCTCATAGAAGAAATTCATCTTGACTAAGTCTTGGAATTTATATTCCGGGATAAAATAGTAATCTTTTCCATGGACTTCACCATCTCTCATGGGTCTTGTTGTATATGAGATTTGATATGGATATCCCAAAGTCTCAAATATCTTACTTGCATAATCTTTTCCAGATGCCGCTTTTCCTACTAATATAATCCTCTTTTTTCCTTCTGCGTTAAGTAAAGATATGATGTGATCCGTAGATTTGATATGCATATTACTCTCCTATGATTTCGGTGATAAATTCTGTTTTTGCAATCTCCTTATTAATAAGATCTAAGCACGATTGTCTTACATCTTCAGCTGAAAATGAGCTCTTTTCAAAGCATAAAAAATGGAATGTCTGTTCTACTAATTTTTTTGCGGCTTGTTCTCTTGTCATAACTATGTTTTTATAAAAGTAATTGAAAATATTGACCTAAAAAAGTTTAATTATAAAGTAGAACATACATATAAGCTATCCTGTGTCTTTATAAATTTACGATTCTCTTTTATTACTCGAAGGATTCTATTTTTATAAGCTCCACACTCCGAGTATTTTTTTCCTATAAATGCAAGATATTGACTTCTTGTCATCTTCTTTTTTCTAAATATGTAGTTTTGATATAAAAGATAGTCCTGAATACAGTCTTCCCAACCAGCATACTGAGCATACCCGTGAAATTCTCCAACTGCAGTAGTCTCTCTTTTTTCTGGCATTTTCATTCCAAGAAAATTATTATTAGTCTTTGTAAGTTTGCTTTTAAGCTCACCAGATTCTAGTATGATCTGAGCAAATACGATATCTGCAAATTCAATTCCAGTTCTTTTTATTGATTGGTAAACATTCTCTTTTGTGAATTGCTTTGTTTTTTCATTTTCAGTATTAGAAAAGCATAAAAAAATGCCACTCATGATTATAACCAGCAATATTAATGTAATTTTTTTCATTTTGTAACGTTTTTGAGTTAATAAATATTAGTCCCACCAAGATCTAAGATGAGTCTCAAGCATTTTAAACAGTATTCTATTAGCTTTTGTATCAAGATAGTACCCCATATTCATTGCAATCTTTTGTTTAGAGTCATTATCAAAAATATATTTATCTGATTTTGTAACTTCTCTATATGCATGTGGATATTTTGCAAAGTACTCGTCGTATTTTTCCCATATTTCATTCGAATGAAGTGTAGATGCACCTTTCATATCCGTTTTTAAATCTACATCATCTATAGCATCAATATCTTCCTGAGATATTGGGATAAATTCATATTCGGAGTGTTGATAATCCACATACTCACTTTGATATTTCTCTTCTTTAACTATATCAATCAAGCGTACGCATGTCATCATTCTTTCAGCATCTCTTTTTGCATCTATGTGAAAACCTCTACTGCCTATATAATCTGCCTGGTGCTTAAGTTTTGTCTTTAAAATTTCCCAGATATAATGGTCATCCCAATCACGGTCTTTCCAAATTACTTTAAACCAGCGAATCAGATTTTTTACACCTTGATAAAAGTCCTTATGCCAATATCTCCATTCAAATTTCCAATTGAGATATAATTTTCTCCAAAAACTTAATTCAGTTTTAGATTCTACTGTTATTCTATCAAATTCTGTATTTACCATTTTTCTATATTATTGAAAAGTCCTTTATATATTTAAATACAGCTAAATCTTTAGCTTTAGCCTCTATTTCTACGTCAAATTGAAGATCAAAAGTCTCAATCCTCTCATAAATGTAATCAGCATGCGCCGTAATTACTGCTTTTAAGTCCTCAGTACGTCTAGAAGATGACATATGAGTTATTGGTACTACTTTCCATGTCGATATAGCCAATTTAAGAGCCTCTTCCATGGTTTGATCTTTAGGACCATAATTGAAATGATGCTGATCAAAGACTATAGGGATGCCAATTTTTAAGTATACCCAGTCATATAGCATTTTTACTGAATATTGATTTGGACTATCGTCATTTTCCATAGTCAATCTAGCCTTGCAAGAATCAGAAAGCTTTTGAAAGTTATCACAGAAGCGCCTGGATGCATCTTCTCGGCTTGGTTTTGTTGTATTAATATGTATGTTTATAGGATAGTATGGAGAAGCTTCTAGACCCATCATATCAAATATCTGAGCATGTCTGTTGAGATCGATTATAGTCTTATCTACTACTGACTGATTTTCACTTGCAAGCACATCGAATGGCCCAGGATGAAAACTAACTCGAATATCATTATCCCTAATGAACTTGCCTAGCTCAGCTAACTTAGATTGAATCACACTAAAGCGAGGAAGATCACAAAACTCGTAAAGACCCATGAATGCAAACATATCACTTGACATTCTATATAGCTTTATGCCATGAGAAAGATTATACTTAAGCAATCGTCTACAATCGTCTATATTGGCTATTGCAAGTTCGCTAACATACTGTAGACCTTTGAGATCAAAAGTACGTTTTACCATTGTGCGATTTACTGATATGTGATCTTTTTTTTGCTTGCCTTGATTGATGCCCAAAGAAATGCAACAGTAGCCTAATCTTCTCATAATTTTTATTTTACCCATTCATAAAATCCATATTCTATAGCTTGTGATATGCTAAGACTTGGATCTTGTTTCATTGCTTTTAATGCCCATGTAACAATTTCTACTTCGAGGCCATACTCCCCAGCTTCTTTGAGACAGTCTGCTACTAAACTCATTTCCGAAATAAAAGAATCTTGTTGATTTTCCATAACCTTAATTTTAAATGATTTACAATATGAACTACCTCATGTATTTGTATACTTGCAAGATTTGTTAAATTGAAATGACTTAAAGAATCAGGACATAGCCCTAAAATATGCAATAATTCACTGAACATATCTAAAAGTAAATCTTTTTTTTGAATTGGAAAAGTTTAATTCCAAAGTCTAATTGGAAAGAGGAATTTTTATTGCCGGATGACTTTTATAATTTTCAATTACAAAATCACTTACATCTAAATGAGTTAATAATGATAAATCTTCTGATAAAGTTTTATAAAAATCATCCGTTTTCATGTGAACCAATTTTGGTAATTCATATGGTTCTCTCGTTAATTGTTCATTAATACCATCAATTTGGTTTTTATAAATGTGACAATCACCCATATTGGCAATTAACTCGTCTGGAACCATATTAACCATCTTACAGATAATCTCTAATAGAAGTGCATATGATGCGATATTAAATGGAAGACCTAGTGGAACATCGTTTGACCTCATATTAAACATAAGTGAGATTGCTCTGGTTGGTACTCCAGCTTCATCACACACTTTATGCATTTCAGTATCTGCATCAATTGTCTTGTAATCACGTTCTTTAATCATATCATATAACCTTGTACTTCCGTTAGAACCTAATGCTGTCCTTTCTCTAGCACTCAACTCTCTCGTATAAACCTGGAAACCATAATGACAAGGTGGAAGAACGGCTGAATCAATCTCACCTACGTTCCAAGCAGATACCATTAGTCTACGAGAGTCTGGATTTGTTTTAAGGTCATTAATAAGGTTTGCGATTTGGTCAACAGATTTAGTACCTGGGTATGAGTCTCCTTCATGATAATCATAGTCTTCTAAATATTCCCAATTTCTCCA